ATCTACAAAACTATCCTTAATCAGTATCTTGAAAACAATGACTATTAATATTTATTCTAAAAAGTCATGGAACTTGATAAGGAAATATTCAAAGGTAAAACTATTGCCAATCTTGTAGAAGAGGTATACGACAAACAAAAAAATCAAGATTCTACAATTAAACAGGAGATCATGAGGCTTGCCGATATGATTGAAACTCCTGGTGATGCTATTGTAGTTGTTCCTTTACTTAAGGGATTTATAGACTCTAGTTTAAAAAACGATGAGGTTCTCCTTAAATTACTTAATCTTTTTCAAAAAGCTGCTGAAAGTAAAAAGGCTGGCGATGCAGAAGATTCTGGTGTCCTTACTGAAAAAGATATTGAGCAACTATTTTCTGAGGTTTCTACTATTAAAATTAAAGATCCTAAACAACTACCTAGCGCATAATGGCTGACGGATATATTTTTGGACCATCGTTTGAATCTGGTAAAGGCACTTCAAAAGGCCAATATTTCCAAATAGGAAGGGTTAAATCTGTTGTATTAGGTGAAAATACTCCTTTTGGAAAAAAAGATCTTAATTATAAATCTCCATCTGATATAGGATCTATAAAATTTGAATTACTTTACTCACCATATTCTACTTCAAAATCTAAAGAAGTATCAGAATCTGCACATCCAATATGGTATTTTATTAAACAAATTCCTTTAGTTAATGAAATAGTTTTAATTATTGTCGGTCCGTCTATAAAATTAAATGATGGAGCAACAAAACAACAATATTATTATATGCCTGCTTATGGAATGTGGAAAAACCCAAACCATAATGCATTTCCTAATATGGATGAATGGGCAGAATATTTAAATGACTCTGCTAATAAACCAGGGTATTCAGGTAATGCTACTGAAAGTAAACCGCTACCTTTAGGATATACTTTTGAAGAAAATCCAGAAATAAAAGATCTGCAACCTTTTGAAGGAGATACTATTATACAAGCTAGATTTGGACAATCAATAAGATTTGGGAGTACAGTTTCTGTTTTAAGCAATAATAATACATGGTCTAAAAACAGTCAAGAAACTAATGGAGATCCTATAACTATAATAACAAATAGACAAGGAGAAAGAGTTGTTAGAAATAAATTTGATTCTATAGTTGAAGATATAAATAAAGATGGATCTTCTATATATATGACTAGTACACAAGAAATAGATCTTAAAGATTTATATAATTTTCCTTTAAATTCTTTTAGAACATCTATTAAAGATCTAGGTATTAGTAATGCACTTAAGCTTTCAACAAAGCCAGTTTCTAATCAGTTTACATCAGCAGATGCTCAAGATAAAAAATCTAATAGATAATGGCAGTAACTCCACCATATAAACCACAATTTCCATATAAAGGAGAACAAATAATATTATCATCTGATAGAGTATTATTGCACTCTAAAAATGATTCTATATTTTTATTTGGTAAACAAGCTGTATCTTTATCTTCTACTAAAACTATAAATTTAGATGCGACAGATAGAGTTTTAATAAGTACTAATAAAATAGAATTGGGTACTGAAGCTGAGGCTCTAGGTGAACCAGTGGTTTTAGGAAGAACTCTTAATACGCAATTAACTATTTTATTATCTGTATTAAAAAGTGTTGGAGATCAACTATCAAATGTTTCTGAATCTAATTTAGGTGCCAGCATGGGCATAATAGCTGGAGCAGGTCAGGCTATTTCTCAAGAAACAGAACGACTTAGAGGTTTTTTAGTTGGTGAATCACAAATATTATCTAAAAGAACATATACTAGATAACATGATACCTCCTATAAATCCTACAGCTATTGCTAGTTTTAATAATGCCTCCGCTGATCAAAAAGCAAAATGGCAAAAAGGATTTGTAAATTTTGGAGATCCTAAATTAAATACAAATACAACCACTGCAAAAGGATTAGAAAAAGTAATAGCTGTAATTTATAAGTTTATAATAAAAGCACAAGGATCTGTTTTAGGTATTATATATGGTAAATTTCAAAGACAAAATAGTAGTAATCCTATAACTAGAGCAATTGATAGAGGTATTACTAACATATTACAAGATGTAGCAGAAGTTGATATGTGTAACTTATTAAGTTATGCAATAAATGAAATACCAGGCGGTAAACAATTTAATCCTAATGAACAGCCTCCATCAGATAATCCTTTTGCACTATCTAAATGGAGACTCCAAAAAGCTGCATATGATGTACAGAAAAAAATAGATGATTACTATACTATTTATGGAGATGCAAAAAACCCAGATAGTAAATTTGGATTATATAATTTAACTAAGGATATAACAGAAATATTTAATCTTACTAATAATCCTAACTTTCCTATAAGCAATCCAGAATTAAATAAAGCTTTTCCATCTCTTTCTATTGCTTCAAATTTTTTAACTAATGCTTTAAGTTTATTTAATAGATACACAGATCTTAGACAAATTCCAAATGAAGAACTACAAAAAATAATAAGAACAATAGATCAAATTAGAGTTTATACAATAGCTATACAGGGATTAAATACTCCTGCTTCTTTTGTTAATCTTGCTGATTCTATATTAGGAGGGGACGTTCAAAAACAAATAGAAAAAATAAATAAAATTATAACTCCTACAAAATTAATACCACTATTAAAACAAATATTAAAAGTAGCTAATAATTTAAATTCTTTAGGAACTAAACTTATATCTTATATAGTAACAAGTCAAGCAATAATAAAAATAGCTATTATATTAATTAGGGTCTATGATTTTTTAGTTGCGTTTTTTATAGCACTTGGAATACCTGCTTTTTTCCTACCATCTGGTGTTCAAACAGGATTTAGTTTTACTACAATAGAAATTTTTGAAGAAAGAGGTAAAAAGAAATTAGTAAAAAGATTAGGACAAATAAATATATTATTAGGAGCTATAGCAGGATTAGCCCAAACAATGATAATAGGAATATATGATATTATACAAAAATTAAATTTAATATTACTAAATTTAGAAAATTGTGTAAATGCCCCATCTGATTTAAAAGAAGAAATCCAACAGACTATAGATAATTTGTCCAGTACAGTAAATGGACTTCAAGACTTTTTAGATAAGTACAATAATGCACAAGACTCTATAAATAGAACTTTTGGTGAATATGTTATAGAAATAGTTAATGAAGAAATAGTAGATGAAGGAATAAGTATTAGAAGAAGATTTGGAATAGCTAGAGATAATGATGGATATATTGTAGCACAGTCTACACCTACTTTTGCTTCTTTAGATTTAATTATAATTAATGAAGTAAAATTAATATTATCTTCAAAGGGACTAGTTAAAACTGGACTAAATTCACTATCTCCTGAAGATACTGTAACTATTTCTGAATCTTTAAAATACTTAGATGAACAAGATCTTTCACTTGATTCGGTAGAATTGTCTACAGTTGATTTAAATAATTTAGAAGAAAATGAACAGGAATTAGGACTTCAATCATTTATAAATAATCTACCAGGAGGCAAAGCTTTAAGAAAAAGGATGAGAAAGATTTTAATTAAACAAAACCAATCCCTTACTAGTAACTTAAAAAGCACAGATCCTTCTAGTAAATATACAAATAATATAGTAAAACAAAAAGAAAAGGAAACTACTAAATTAAAAATAGAGGAATTAGAAGATGAAAAAAGAAAGCTTAAGCTATTATTATTAACTGGAGGCCCTGCAATTCAAATTATAACACTAAATAAAATATCACAAATAGATAAAGAGATAAATAAACTTAAAAATGGTATAAAATAATATTTATAATATATGGGACAAATAGACCAATTAAGAAAATTAATAAGAGAGGAACTCAGATCTGTTCTTAAAGAAGAACTCCCTAAACTATTAAGTGAGGTTAAAAAAACCCCTATGGCAGACCCAAAAAAGAGTTTACAGGAACAAGTAAAATCTAAAATTCCAGGAACTTTAAATACTGCTATTCCTAAACCTGTTAAATTTACAGGAAATAATCCTATGGCAGCATTCTTAAATGATACTGCACAAAATATGTTAAATGAAGACTTTAATATGACTTCAGATAATGTACACCCAGGACTTGCTTTTCAACCTAAAGAAGTTAAGGTGGGAAGTGTAGATGGAATGTTAGGAACGGCTAGGGCAAGTTCAAATTTAGATGCCGTACAAATAAATGAGGTTCCAGACTTTACAGGCCTTATGGCAAAACTTAAAGAACAAGGACAAATATAATGGCTTACGGATTAAAACAAATATCACCATTAGATCTTAAACCTTCAACAGCAATTGGAGTTAAAATTCCTTTTGACGCTGAAAATGTTTTTTCATCTGTATATACTACTAAAGATCAGATAAAGTATAATATTATTAATTTTTTATTGACAGATCCTAGAGAAAGAGTATTTAATCCTACTTTTGGAGCTGGTCTTAGAGCTAGACTTTTTGAACAAATAGATCAAGCATCTTTTGAAGAAATTAAACAATCTATAAGAACTCAAATGGAAAATCAATTTCCTCAAGTTCAAGTTACTACTTTAGATATAATAGGAAGTCCTGATTATAATTCAATTAATATAAAATTTAGTTATAGATTATTAAGATCAAATGAAAATGATTCTGTTATATTGACTATACAAAATATGTAAAAATGGCTAACCAAGTTGATATTAAATATCTAAACAAAGATTTTGCTTCTTTAAAAGCAGACTTAATAGAATATGCAAGAGCATATTATCCTACTGTATACAATGATTTTACACAGGCATCACCTGGTAGTATGTTCATTGATATGGCTTCATATGTGGGAGATGTTCTTTCATTCTATTTAGATAATCAACTTCAAGAAACATTTTTACAGTATGCTAAACAAAAAGGTAATTTATTTACTTTAGCTTATATGCTAGGTTATAGACCTAAAGTAACTTCTGCAGCTATAGTAAATTTGGATGTTTATCAACAAATACCAGCGGTTAGTATAGGTGGAGGCAATGTTGCTCCAGACTTTACGTATGCCATGACTATAGAACAAGGAATGCAAGTTAAATCAAATATCAATAGTTCTGTATTATTTTACACTCCTCAAAAAGTTAATTTTGCAGCATCTTCTTCTTTAGATCCAACTACAGTAGAAGTTTATACTATAAATGGTAGTAATGTTCCTACATCTTATTTATTAAAGAAAACTGTTCAAGCTATATCTGGACAGTTAAAAACTCAAACATTTAGTTTTTCATCCCCTCAAAGATTTGCAACTGTAAATATATCTGATAGTTCTATTATAACAATATTAGAAGCTAAGGACTCTGATGGAAATACTTGGTACGAAGTTCCTTATTTAGCGCAAGATTATATATTAAAACCTGTAGAAAATACGGCAGCCAATTATCCGTCTTTATATCAGTTTCAAAATCAAGTTCCTTATATGATACAGAAATTATCTGTACCTAGAAGGTTTACATCTAGATTTAGATCTGATGGTTCATTAGAAATAGAATTTGGCCCTGGTATAAACTCTGTAGCTGATACAGCAGTTTTACCTAATCCTAATAATGTTAGTGTTGGATTAACTGGTGGTGGTCTTAGCACACTATCTAGTTCATTTGATCCAACTAATTTTGTTACAACTCAAACATATGGATTAGCTCCAAAAAATACAAATATAACATTTCAATATTTAGTAGGAGGTGGCGCATCTGCAAATGCTTTAAGTAATCAATTAACTCAAATAGTATCTTATACAGTTTCAGGGAATACTACTTATCAAAATACAATTATTGTAAATAACCCAGATCCCGCTTCAGGTGGTGGAGATGGAGATACTGTTGATGAACTTAGAATGAATATAGCTGCAGAGTTTCCTACTCAATATAGAGCTGTAACTCAAGAAGATTATTTAGCCAGAACTCTTAGTATGCCTTCTCAATATGGTAAAATATCTAAGGCTTATATTACTAAAGATGATGCTACGTTTAATAATTATATGCAAGGAGACATTAGTCAAAAAGACCAAGTTTTAGTCAGTCTTTATGTATTAGGTCTTGATGCTAATAATAATTTAGCAGATCCTTCACCAGCATTACTTCAAAATCTACAAACTTATTTGTCAGATTATAGAATGATGACAGACGCTATTAACATTAAACCAGGATATGTAATTAATATAGGTTGTGATTTTGAAATTGTACTTAGACCTAATTACACAAGTCAAGATGTAATTGCTAGATGTATATTAACTTTACAAGATTTCTTTAATATAAATAACTGGCAAATAAATGAACCAATCATATTAGGAGATATATACTCTTTATTAGATGTTGTTGAAGGTGTACAAACAGTAAAAGATATAAAAATAATAAATAAATCTGGTGAAGTGGATGGCTATTCAAAATACTCTTATGATATATCAGCCGGTTCTTTAAACGGTGTTATTTATCCTTCTTTAGATCCATCTATATTTGAAGTAAAATATCCTAATACAGATATTCAAGGTCGTGTAGTAACCATGTAAAAAAAAATAAAAAATGGCCGTATATAAAATATTTGCATCTTCTGATACTACTTTATATTCAAGTAGTCCTGCTGCTAATGCTGGTCTAGATGAAATATTAGAGGTAGCAGTTAAGAATTCAGACAATCCGTCTAATTATTTTGTTGATCCAGTTCCATCAGAACCTTTATTACAAGATAATTTAAGAAGAACTATTATATCTTTTTCTAATACAGATATTACTACTTTAAAATCATTTACTACAGGATCTTGGAAAACTAATCTTAGACTTTATTTAGCTACTGCTGAGAATTTAAACACAACTTATAGTTTAGAATTTAGACAAGTTTCTCAATCATGGGAAATGGGTACAGGTAAATTTGGAGATGTTCCTGAAACTAGAAATGGTGCTTGTTGGTATAATCCTAATCAATTTACTACAGCTTCTAATCAATGGGGAAATGGATCATATTATTTAACACCTGGTGGAGGATCATGGACTAATGCATTTGTTACTCAATCATTTGGATATTCTGATAATAAAGATATAAATGTTGATGTAAGTTCTATAGTTAATACTTGGTTTAGCGGTTCATATCCTAATTATGGATTTTTAATAAAACATCCAAATAGTATAGAACAAAATTCTGGTAGTTACATAGGATTAAGTTTTTTTTCTGTTGATACTCATACTATTTATCCTCCAACATTAGAAATAAAATGGGATGATAGTTCATATTCTACAGGCAGTCTTTCTGTGATTAATAGTACTGATAGTGTAATTACTTTATCTAATAATTTAGATACTTACAAATATGGAACAGGAAAATATAGATTTAATATAAATGCAAGAGATAAATATCCTGTAAGAACATTTACTACATCCTCTTTATATACAACTAATAAAGCTCTTCCTCAAACATCTTATTGGGCTTTACAAGATGTAAAAACAAATGATATACTAATAGATTATGACACTTTGTATACAAAAGTTAGTTGTGATGGAATAAATAGTTATTTTAACTTATATATGAATGGATTAGAACCAGAAAGATATTATAAGATATTAATTAAAACTGTATTATCTAATGGTGAATCTTATGAAATAGATAATAATTTAATATTTAAAGTTACTAGATAATGGCAAATGTAGAAATGGTTAAAGAGATTTATGGGCTTAATACATATAGTAAAGCTATAAATACTAATTTTACTGAATTACTACAACCTACTGTTGTTGAAGCGCCAACTGAAGAAATAACAGTTGATCAGTTTTTTGAATATTATGATCAATTATTTTTTACTATACCTGTTGATGGGACTATAAATTCTCATACTTATTTAGTAGAAAAAAGTCAACAATATATAGGAGGTTCTGTATTAGATGCTGAAAAACAAGCTTTAATAGAAGAGATTAATTCATTACGTCAACAGCTATTAGATGTTAATCAATCATTTGCAAATATTAATAGTATAATATAATGGAATTAGTTAATATAACATATTCAGGAGAAGGATTTCAATCTCAAGACTTAAATCCATTAGATAAACAATTAGTAACTTCTAATTTTATAAATAGTCAATTTGGTGAAGCTAGTGATTATTTAGAGTTATATATATATGATGAAAATAATAATCTACTAGATATTGATTATGATGCATTTGATTATTATCCATATTTAACTGCAAACCCAAAAAATAATACATACTCTACATTAACATTAGATCCTGAAAAAGATTTAAAAAATAGAGGATATAATAGAGGTAATTTAAATATACAATATAATTTTTATAA